AGTATCGGCTATTCCAAAAGTTAGAGCATCTTGTTTTCCGTTAAAAGTAGACCAATCAGCAGATGATAAAGCCCCACGATTAGTAGCTGAAGCGGTTGGAACTTGTAAGGTGATAACTGGTGTAGTTGTTCCATCTGCCACTGTTGAAGAAAGGTCTGTGCCTGTTGTGCCTAGAGTTAGAGCAGCAACAGAAGTAACAGTTCCACCTCCTGCTTGCACATCAGCCGACAAGACATCACCTGTCATTGTGAGTCGTGCACCGATTTTTACACCACCAAGGACAGAAGCGGAGGCGGTGGGGAGGGTGTATTCACTACCACCAGAAGCGTTGATACGATAAATACCACCCACCTTAGTAACTGTAGTATTAGTCCCATCTTTAATTTGTAAAACTTCCCCACCCCCACCCATCATTAAAGGACGAGAAAGAGCAAAGTCCGCTTTCCTTTCTATCTCCTCTAAGCCTTCCACTTTTTCACGCTTAATTAAAGTTTCCTCTTCTTCGTTTATGCCTTCAATTATAGCAGTAGAAGTGGGGAATGGTAGTATCTCCGGAATGAGTGGTTTAAGCTGTTCTAGGGCTATTTTTGCCCCATTCTGGGCAATATGTTGGGCATCTACAAACGGGACTTCCTTAATTACTTCTGTTTTCTCTATAATACGGTCAATTTTAGTTTCTTTAATCTTAGCTAGAGCGTTTTTTAAGGAGGATATTTCATTCTTAAAAAAATTCACCGCATAGTCAGCATCCCTTGAGATAGATTTATGGTCTTGGATTATTCGGTCAGCGACAGCAATTATTTCAGAATAACGAGTGTTGTTCTCCACCTTTAAATCTTTGACGAATTTAGCGAGTTCGGCAAACATTTTAGCCCCTTCCGATACTGAAAAATACGGCTTGTTTGCTAGGGCGAGTAGTTCTTTTAAGTTTTGTATTTTATCGTTCATTTGTGTTTTCAATTAGTCTTTCTTCCATTACTGCATACGGGGTTGAATAAATTAAGTTATTTAGTTGTTTTTTTCGTATTCTTCATAGAATCTTGCGATTTCATCATCTGTAAAACTTTCTCCTCTCTCAATGCTTGCATCAACGCTATTGCTAGTTTCTTTTTGTTTTGTTTTGTCATAATAATTTAAAATTTTATTTCTAATAGAACTTGTATCAACCCCGAGTTCTACATCTAACTGTTCTAATAAAATGTTATAGAATTTTCTTTGTGCTGGACGATTGCCACTAGGATATTCCAGTTTAGCAATTTCAGTTAAGTTTGGCATTACATTATCAAATAATTCTCTGCTTCTGTATTCTTCTGGCAACCACTTAGGAAAAGTAGAACGAACACCAATAACAGTTCTGTCAACCCCGTAGTCTTGAATCAGGCGATAACCTGGTTCTGATAATTCCATTTCGGTATAGATTTTAAATAATTCCTCCTCTGCCTTTTCTCCAATTTTAGCATAATTATCTCTTAAATCAGTGGTCATCTTTATCACCTCGGCACTTGATTCTGTGGGTGTTTTTATGTTAGACTTAGGTATGGCATTTTTACTCGTAGTCTTAGCTATCTTATATTGCACATTTCGTTTGCCCAAACTATTTGATTGAATATTTTTGGTTTGTTTTATTTTTTCTATTAAATTGGTGGTAAGTGCTTGATAAATAGTTTTTAAAGTAGCAACTAAAGTAAAATCCCCAGCCTTAATAGCTGTTCTCTGGGCTTCTACATTTTTTCTTATATCATTTTCTATTTTTAAAATATCTTTTGTTTTTGTGATTCCTTTAGGAGTTCCAACAACGGGGTCAGACACTTTTAGATTAATTTTTGGTGGTAATTTAGACTCAGTTTTGGCTTTTTCTAAAATAGGATTTGCTTTAATTTCAGCACCAGAACCTTCGCCAAAAGTTCCAGCCATTTGTTTGCCTTTTATATAACCAGCTGTTTCACCACCAAGCACTGTTCCAATCGCCATACCAGGAAGACCGCCAATCGCACCACCCACAGCACCACCAACAAGATTACCTGATATTTGAGCAAAGTATTTACCCAATTTAGAACCTTTTACATTTCTGCCGTCTAAATCTTTTAGAGTATCAATATCATCATAGTATTTTTTTAGTTCGGCATTTATCTGTTTAACATTAGTATTACTATTATCCTCAACCAGTTTTTTATAGGTTCTAGCTTTTGCCTTTCGGTATTTGATTGTTGGGTTGTCATCTATACGGTAATTTATACTGTCATTGGTGCTTATTTTAGCATCGTGGATTTTATCCAGTTTGATATTTCCCAATTCATCAGCTCTTAACTTTAGTCCAGCAATCTCGTTTTTAACACCGTTTATAGCACTAACTAAATCAGAACCCTCAAGACCAGAACTATTTACCTCTTCATATAAAGCATTTTCTACCTGCTTTAGATTGATTGATTTTCCCTCCCTAACTAGATTATCTTTCACAATACTTTCTTTGCCGTTTAAAAAGAGTTCTTTATATTGGTCTATTGCTCTTCCTTTTCCTGTGGTGTCTATTTTCCCGTCTACACCAACAGAATCAACCAAGACATCAGTTTCGGCAATTCTTCTCCGTGAAGCCTTACCCTCATCAGAAGAAAACTGATTAATCTTTTTTAATTTAGAATAATTATTTTGTATATTTGAGATTTCTGATTCAATTCCTGTTATAGCCTTTTCGTTTTGTGCCATCACTTTTTCGTTCTGATAATCAGTATATTTAGTGGCTAAATTAGCTTTGGCTGTCTTTACCTGCTCAATCGTTCGTGGAATTACTGTTTTTGGGTCAATCTTTCCAGTTTCAGCAGCTGATAGTGCTAGGTTTAATACTCTTCCAAAATCTTCACCTGCGTTAGGATGTGTGGTAGCAAAATCTTGGACGGCTGGTAAATCTGTTATAGCTTTTATTCCAGGGAGTTTTTGTGATTGCTCTCCTATCCAGTCAAAAACATAGTTAGCCCCAGTGGCTTGAATTGCCGCTCCAATGGGAGCAAAAATAACTCCTGCTACATCTCCTGCTAACCTTCCACCTGATTTTACTGTTCCTTTAATATAATTTCCTTTTTGATAATCCTCCGCACCAGCCTTTATGTCTTCTAAAAATTTACTAGGTGCTTCTTGATAAGTAGTTCCTAGTCCTTTAATCGCTTCTTTAACTGGAGTAAAAATGTTTTTGGTTTCTGGTGCTTGGTAATTTCCAAATTCAGCGTCATATTCTAAACGGGTCATCTTACGAGGAGCAAAGCTTGTATCAAGTGTTGAAGTTGGAGAAATAACAGGTTTTACACCATAAGTCTTTTCATATTCGGCTCTGGTCATTGTTCTAACCATATTAGTCTGTAATTATTATCTGTTCTCCATTTGGAGCAGTCACAGAAGTTCCCCCACCACTAGACTGGAGCATTACTGTTTTCCAACGATTAATACTATCTTCTATTTTTTGTAGATTCTTACGGAAACTTGCTGGACTTTGTGAAGTATTAAGAGAACCAAGTGCCGCACCCAATAATTGATTTTCTCTATCAGATACTTGACCTAAAGCACCACCAGTTTTAGAGGCTTCACGCATAGCGGTTAATTCCCCGAATGTTATGTTAGCAATCAAGGTGTTTACATCATTCTTAAAGTCTGTAGCAACTGTGCCTGGTAAATATCCCGCTGGTTTTCCAAAGACACCAACTGTTTGCCAAGTAGCACGAGGTTTTAAGTCTTGGATACTTTGTAAATTACGAGTCAATCTTTCCTCTTGGTATGGTGAGATAACCCCTTCAGCTTCTGTCCCCGTTCCTCCCCCACTCGTTACACCATAATTCTTCATAATCCTACTTAATTCTGAATTAGTGTCGGTCGTGGTGATAGTGTTTAGGTTTAGACTACCAGCATATTCCATAAGTTTAGCGGCTAAAGTTGGATTATCTTTTAAGGCATCATTAGCCATACTCTGAATAGCGTTTATTTTATTATTAAAAAGAGTAAAGGAGTTTTGTTTATCTTGTTTGATTTCGTCCGCCTTATTCTTTTGCTCATTATTCATATAATCATAAGAGACTTCAAGTATTTTCATATCACGGTTAAATGTCTGTTCTGCATCCTTCATCATTAAATCAAAAATAGTGTTGAGTCTTTCTTGTGCTAATTCCAAGTTGCCTTGGGCGGCAGCAAGTTTAGCTTGGATAGGAAGCAATTTAATATTAGCACTGCGATTAAGTGCGTCCTCACGAGCCGAAAGAATACCCACAGTTCCACCTTCCACCGATGATTGATTTCTAATTTGCTGGATGGCAGCATCTCGCTCGGCAATGATTACATCCTGTTGGTCAGAGTAATTCTGAACCTCTTGTCTTTTAGCTTCTAACCCAGCTTTTTTCTCAGCGTCATAATAGGCTTGCTCGCTAGATGGTTTATCCTCATAAAGTTTTTTGATTTCATCTGTAACCGCAGTTAAATTATCTTTGGCAGTGGTATCTTCATTTGTGGTTGTAACCGTTGGAATTGTCGTGACTGGTGGAACTGGTGTTTTTTTCTCTTCTGGAACTACTACAGGTGGTTTATTAGTTATAGCAGTAATTGGAGTTGTGGCTAGTTGCGAGTATGTCTTACCACCACCAGCGTCTAGTGGTTGAACTACACCCCCAGGGAAATAACCTGATACTAATTGATTATACTCAGCGGTCTTTCCAGCGGCAGCGGCTTCGGCCACAGTCATATCTTTTACGGCCTTGCTTGAGCTACTCCCAGAACTACCAGAAGAGCGACTAGATGGTGAACTGCTTGATGAACTAGAAGAGCTAGAAGAGCTAGAAGAGCCACCTGAAGAACTGGTTGACCCATCAGAATATACAGTCACCTTAGTTGGAAGTGCTGCCGTTCCGCCGTATGAACCTACTACTGTTTTTGCCATATTGATATTATTACATTATTTATTAAAAATTGCAGAATTAAGTTTGACCACCCACCAAAGTCCAAGTATCAGCCACTGAGCAGATATACAATTTACCTTCATTTTCTATTAATTCACCGACATCACATTTGGCTGGGCGTGTATCATAATGGGGTATTCGTAAATGATTTGAAAAATTAGAATACTTTGGAAAGTCCTGTTGAGCGGAAAAGTTAGTCTTATACACTTCGTTGTTCAACTCCGTGAGGTCTCTTTTGAGCTGGTCTATTTGGTTTTGTAAATCATCATTCATAATTATGGATTACTTAATATATCAGCCGTTAGTTTAATGCCTGTAATTTCCAGCCCACCTGTGCTTTTTAGGCGGAATTTAAACTCTCGTCCACTGGGAAAAGCCAAACCAGTAGATTCTATATTTATGAAAGTCCTTGAAGTTTCACCCACGGTTGTAAAAGTCCCGATAGTCGTCCAAGCCGAATCTTCGTCCGTTTTTAATTGAGCTGTTAAGGAGTGTCCTGAAACAATAGGAGTAAAAGATACCTTGACTGATTTTAATCTTTTATCATTATCAGCATCACCAAAGTTTAAAATTTGTGAGTCGTAAACACTTTCGTCAGTAAAAACAGCAGAATCATTAGTTTTCAAAACTGTCCCATCATTATTACAAGCGATGAAGAAGAAGTTTCCTGCCGTGCCAAAACTTTCAATTCCGTCAGTGCCTACTAGGCTTGAAATAATATCCAAGTTCAATGCCCACGGATAGTTTACGTTTTTACGTCCAAAACTCCAAAGACCTTCAGAATATTCAGTCCCCGCCTGATTTTCCATAATCTTCGCAGACCAGAATACACGGTTATTACGGAGAGCTTTTGAAAGTGGAATTGATTTACCATTTAACTTCTGGGTAAAAACTTCCTTGACCACTTGTGGCATACCACCAGACCAAGTTTGAATAATCATTGAACCCTTACCCGCTCCGCTGGCGGAATTAAGATAACGGTCAATAATAGCCACAAGGTAGCCGTCAACCACTTCCTGCACTCGTAATTCTCCTTCGCCCCAGTCAATGATTTCTTGGAACTTTTCGGTAGCCGAGTAATCCCATAAGAAAGTTTTAGACACTCCGTTGTAATTTGAGACAGGTGAGCAACCGATAGCCAGATAGTTTCCCATATTTGTCAGTTGGGTAATTTTGTAGTTTGTGGGAACGGTTTTAGCCGAGTCGGTAATCGTTGTGCCGTCTGGTGCGATTCTAACTATAATATTATTATAAGCGATATATAAATCACCTAAAGAGTTAATTACTCCATCAGCCACACTTGTTATGGTTGCCCCAACAGTCGCCACGCTATTAGTTATGCTTGGTGTCCCTGAAAGCAATCCCCATTTAAAGATTTGATTCGTCCCTTGAAAGCCCCACATATAATCTTTAAATTCAAAGAAACAACCATTTTGCACCGCACCATTGCCTTCTGAAGTGGCAGGAATTGACCAGTTTCCTATTGTAGCGTTTTCTTTGTAAAGTATCTTAGTCAGTCCGATTGAAGTTTGTCCTAGTCCATAAAGTTTAGCCGAAGTTGTAGCAAATTTAAAATCTCTAATCTTATATTGCTTCATATCACCAGCTACAGCATTAGTTGCATCAGTTTCTAGGGAACGATAAGGAATTAGACGGGAAGGGTCAGTAAAACAATCAAAGTGTTTAGCAATCTGAAACTGTGAAGAACTTTGAATACGAGGTGCGTCAGAAATTCCACCAGAGAAGTCGTTATTCTGTTGTGGTATTAGTTTACCCATTGTTTTTTTCTTCATACTCTTCACTGCCCAGATAACATAACCAACCGAAACCAAGTGCGAAGATTAAGGATATTATTATGTAAGCAATGAAGTAAATCATTTTTATAAAGCCCTAGGATTTAAGAGTATGAAATTGGTGCCGTCATAGACCACGTGGCACATCATACCAGCTAGAATATCGTTGGTTGAAAGAGCGGTGCTAACTCCTTTGACAATAGCCACAGCACCAAGTCCGTTTACATTTAGGGTAGCATCAGTGGTATTAGCTGTGGTTGCTTTGAAGTAAAGAGCCATACCAGCGACTAAGGAAGCGGGAACTGGGGCTAAGGTAATAACGTAAGTATCATTTGAAGCTGTGTCAGCGGCATAATTAGTCACACCTGTTTGAAGAGCTAAAGCACCCGTGGCATTTGGAAAGGTAATTGTTTTAGATGATGAATCTACACTAGAAATATTTAGTATGAATTCATAGGTTGATGCCTCAGTTGGGCGTAATCTTATAGTTCCGTTAAAACCTGAACCAGACTTTGTTCCAGGAATTATATAAACCACTCCACCAACTCCGTCACCGTTAGTTGCATTTCCTCCCTTAATAGAAACCGCACCTCCATTTCCACTCGTTGCTCCACCAGCACCTCCTTGAACGATAGCGGTTCCACCAGTACCTGTGGCACCACCAGCACCGCCATAGACTCCTCCTACTCCACCCACACCAGAACCGAAACCGTTACCTCCTTTATTTTGACCATAACCACCAGCGATATTTCCACTTGTAGCGTGAGCACCTCTAGCAATAAAATATCCAACAGCACCACCATCAGTAGATTCGCCCGCTTTTATCGTAACGTGCGTTCCTTGTCCCGATACAGCTGGGGATGTAATATCTAATTGATTAGCAGTAACTGCACCAATATCACTCACCGTAATTCCACTATCCTGCAATAGTTTACCTGTTGTGCTGTCAAAGCGAGCGATGGCGTTGTCGGTGGAGGAGGAGGGGAAGAAGTTAGACAAAGCTATTTTCTTAGTTGTGCCCGAAGCGGCATCGGTGGTGTCACTGACGTCAACGATTGGTAATAAATCTCCATCGGCTGGAGTGGTTAAGGCGGTTAAGGCTGATATTTTTTTTGACATAAATTTAAGGTTTATCTTGGTTAACCATCTCTTGAGATGATTTTTCTATTAAAAGTTCTGCTCCATCTTCACACAAAAGACTGACTGCGTCTTCAGTGTCAATAGGATATTCGCTTGTTTGTCTTTCTTGATTTATCATTTTACATATAATTAGTGATGTCTATGGTTGCTCGGATATTTGGTCGGTTGTCTTTATTTCTATTAGAAATACCAGTCATAACGGCTTGTTTTTCTAACTCTCGTTCACGAAATAAACTCTCTCTATTTTCTAGTCCTAAAGTATCGGCACAGTCATAGGAAGCCCAAGTAACGAATATAGAGTGGGGAATTGATTGAAAACCTGGCTCTTTTGTTGTGTCGGTGTCAGTAACATAAGAAGGGGAGCGTTGGAAATAAAACTTTAGTCCCGCAGTAACAGAGGTATCAGAAGCAGGATACAACTTAATAACATTATCATTAGTTTTATCATAATACATTGGATTACCTGAAGTTTCTTCAAATTCGTCTAAGGCTTCGGGAGAAATTGTGGCTTGGTCTATTTCTTTTAGTTGCTCCCAATTACCGTTAGCATCTTTGACGTCAATTCTGGTTAAAGTTAAGATTTTATTACCCTGTTCATCGGTAGTAAAAGAATACTCTCGCTGATTTGCAACGAGGTTGGTCGTCCCCAACGGCATTTTTGAGTGGTTAGTATCGTCAAATTGGAAGCGTCTATCTTTACTAATAAACACGCCTGTTAGCCAGTCCATACAGTCATTTACAGAACCTACAACACGGGCAGTAGGCCATTGTGTAGCGTCTACACGGCATTTTGCCCTGACTCTCTCCAAAATTCCTAGTGATGTAGCTGAATCAGAAAATTTCATTGTTTTAAGTTATTACTGTTATAGAGAAATAATAACATACACTTAAATAGTTTGCAGAAATATGCGAAATATTGCAAAGATTTTAAGTCTATGCTAATATAGATACATAGTAGTAAGTCTACTGGAGAGCAAAACACGTTCAAATAAAGATTAAAGACCTTTTAGGAGAGCGTGGGGAAGAGAAATCTTCCTTGCCTCTCCCAAGAGGTTTTTTTATTTAAGTAAAGTAGGAACTGAAATAACTATTTTACCGAACATAGAAAAAAGAAGTAACAGTATAGGTTAAGGGCAAACCAAGCCTGCAACCTGAATTTGAAGCCATTGGCGACTTGGTGGTAAAGACGGGACAAGTTAGACTCTCAGTTTATATAGGAACCGCGACTGGGGTATAAGTTCTTTTCTGTTAAAAATTAGCGACAGTATAATGCAAGAGCAAATATACTGATTACAAAAACCGTTCCGAAAAGGGATAGCTGGGCAGGTTAGCTCAAAATAGCCTCCCCCGAACCATCCAAAATCTTCAAAAAAACTTCTTTTTTCGTTTTTATAATTTTTATTTAACTGTTTTTAACGGGATAAACTATAACCCCCGAACTTCTAATTAAACTACAATGTCAAAGAAAAATAAGAGTTCAGTATCAATAGGAGAAGGAAATAACTGTCCCAAGTGTAATAAGCCAATGGAAAGGAGAGAGCATAGTAAAATAACCGAAAAGATTTTAAATCAACCATTCTATTTTAGCGAATGGGATTATTGTAAACCTTGTGGACATATCCAAATGTATGAATATAAGAAAGTGTGGAATAAAAATAAACGAGCGGACGATTTTAAAAAAACGCAAACTGACTTTGAAGAGTATAACGAAAGAATGGATTTTCTAAAACAAATCTAATATTTTAGGTCTTAATTCCTTCCAAGAAATAGATTCAGCCCATTTATCACTATATTTAGAGTATTCTGTAATGTCTTTGTTAGCCAAAAAATCAATGCGTTCAGCTATATCTTTTGGTTCAATAAACCCTAACTCTATCTCCCTACATATCTTAATCGTAGTCGTTTCTTTGACAGGAATTAGTAAATCTTTAGGTAAAAACTGATTCTGGGGGTTCATATCGGACATAATTATAGCTAATCCGTGGCTCATAGCTTCATTTAGGGGTAAAGAAAGGGCGGCGTAGCGTCTAGGGGACACTAAAACATCAGCGTCTTGATACATTTCACCTTCGTTTAGGTAGTTTCCGACTCTCCACTCAATTCTAGGGTCGTTTATTTTCTCAATTTGTATCTGGGAGTGAATGATGAATTTAATATCTTTGTTTTTTACGAGGGGGATAGCTTTTAAAAATTCAGCCGTGCCGTTTCTACCATAACCACCTCCGTGTCCGACAATGTGTAAAAAGGTATGGGCTTTCGTTCTTAACTTAAAAGGGTGGATTTCTCGGTCAACAGGAAAAGTAATATGCACAGTTCGTTCAGGTAAATCTTTCATATGATAGTTTGACGGGTTGATAACGACATCTGGGATAAAAGGAAACGGGTCGGGTTGCCATTCGTAATCTATGAACATTCCAGTCTTTACGCCCATTTGTTTAGCTATTCTAAAAGCGTTCCAGTTATATGGAGTTTCAAAACAGAATAGGACATCAATGTCTTTGCAGAAGTCTCTTAATTGTTCGTCAGTGGGGGAGTTTTCTACAATGGTGGCGTTGGGATAGTTTTCAGGAAACTGTTTATACTTGCCGATTAAAACTAGCATTATCTTGATAGGCTTAAAATGTTTAGTGAAGTATTTAGTTTCAATTCCTAATCCCCCTAAATCCGCTCTACCAATTATTCCCCACTTTATTTGTTTTGCCATTGTTTATATCTTAATAAAAAACTTTTAATTTGCTCTTTAGTCATTTTTTTAAGGTCAGTAATATATACATCTCGGTGGGTATTGTATATTTTTACATCATCAGTCATTTCTTTAAAGTCTATTATTTTAAGTCCGTGAACTGTATTGATAACATTATACACTGAAATATCAGTAATTAATTCCTGTTCTTTTAGTTTAAAATAAGTATCCGCTAACTCATCAATAAAGTTAGGATAAATTAAATTAAATCTTATTGGTGTTGCTAGATTAAAACCACTTTCAATTTTCCTATCATCCATTAACCATCCACCAGCATATTTTAGATTGTGGGTTTTTTTGCCCCAAAAATGAGATAATAAATCCTTTCTTTCCAGTTTATCATTATTGCAACAATAAATATCTCTCGTCCCGTCATTCATTTTAACTTCACCAATTTTCACTACTGTGGAGTAATTTTCTTTAAGGGTTTTTAGAACATCTTTTTGTTTTGTCCATTCCTTCTGGGGGGCGGATTCGTTTTTGTTAGGATGTTCAATAATTAACTTAGGTGATAATACAGAAAATAGTTTAATCATCTTTTCAAAATCTTCTGGGGTGAAATAGTGCAGAACCGCTAAGGCTAAAATACAATCAAATCCTTCTACAACTTTAGAAATAGACTCTAACAAAGATGGGGTAACTTTAGCTTGGCATAAATAGACATTCTTGAAATCATTGAGTTCTAACATTTGTTTTTGAATCTCGGCTCGTTTAGAACCAGCTTCAAAAGATAAAATCGGTGAGGGTGATAATTTATTTTCAAAAAAGCCGTAGTGTGAACCGATGTCTATATAGGAATCCCCAATTTTCAGATAAGGTTTTAAAATCTCCCAACGTTCGTCACAATCTCGCCAGCCCTGAAAAACTCTGACACCCTTAATATCAATAGGTTGATAACCGCCTTCCTCTTTAGCTAATTTGATTAAATTATTCATATTTTTATTAACTTATATTCTAGACCTTTATTCTTTGTTTCACACGAAACCTTTTTAAACTTGGCGGTGGTATAAAAGCCATAATTATTATAAGAAGGTGTTCCAGGGCAGAAATAATCAAACGACACTGGCACAAATCCCCTTTTATGGGTGGGGTCAGCCCAGATAGCTTCAGGTATTCTCCCGTCAGGGACACGGATAAATAATTCACCCCCTACTTTTAAAACCCTATACAGTTCCTCCACTACTTTCACTACATCATCTAAATGCTCTAAAATATCATTAGCCTTAATGTAATCGTAAAAATCAGAAGCAATCGGATAGGGAAAAACATTAGCGTTATGCACGATGTCAATTCCAGGCATATCTACACAGTCAAGGGTAGTAAATTCCTTATCAAATAGGTCTTTTCCCGCCCCAAAGTTTAGTTTTTTCATCATTTATAAGTTTAAGCACCGTTTTACATCTTTCAACATAAGTGCAGTTTTCTTTTACAAACTGGTGACCAGCCATTTGTATTTCCTTGCGTTCTTTTTCATTTTCCAAATAATAATCTATTTTCTTTTTAAGTCCTTCAAAGTCCCAGTAATTATATCCCACAATATGCGTGCCGTATTCAAACTCTTCGTCAATACCTTCAACTTTAGGGTGGATTAAAAAACCTCCCCGTCCTGTTGTTTCGTAAAGTCTATCAGACCAGTAATGTGGTGAGTGAAGTGAATCACCAACCACAATTTTAGCAGTAGCGTATAAGTTATTTAAGGTATCACCCCTTATTGCTCTATCCTTTGGAAAACATTCAAACTTGCCAGGATAGGTTTTATACAAGAAATCTATCAAGGCTTTGCGATGTGTCCACTCTTTGTGATAGACAAGATACGAGCCAACGAAGACAATAGGATAATCAAACTCTTCGTCATACTTGCCAATATAACATTCCTTGTCATACACACCAGGTTTAACATAGGCGTGATGAACTTTATGCTCCTTAAACTCCTTGTCGTGTCCACCATCAGGGGATATTACTAAATGGGTATGAAAGAATGGGTTATTGTCTAGTTGGTCTTTTCTGTCTAAATTATGATACAAGTCTAGTGTCCAAGACACAGTAAATACTCTTCGTTTAATTGCTTTCCAGTCATATTCCTTATTCCAAGTTTTTGTGTAGAGTAAGAAATCAGGATTATGCTTTTTGATAGCATTAAATATAATCTCATTATCTATTTTACCTTCTTGCAGGGGAATGACTGTGTGTCCTAAAGACTCAAAAGATGCTTTAATATGGACTTCTGTGCACCAAGGTTTTGTAAAATTTCCAATATATAAAAGCAACATAGTTTTATGCCTTAGAATGACGCTTAGCGTGAACCTTTAACCCCGACTTACTCTTTGCCGTAAAGCCACAAATCTCGCAGTCTAGGGGGCTTTTTGGCACTCCTACGGGGTCTGTAGGGGCGACAACAGGTGCTTCAACGACAGGTGGGTCTAACTTTACCTCTTTTCGCTCAATAGTTTCTAGTTTAGGTTCAATCGTAGGCACTTCAGCTACCTTACCTGTGCTTACTTCACCCACAATCGTAAAGCCACCTCGTTTCATAGTTTCAGCGACTTGGGCTTCAGGCACATCTACTACATTGCCGTGTTTGTTTCGTAAAAATATATATTTCATTGGTTTTTTTGTTGTTAAAGTTTTTACCTTACACTTTCCGACCTCTTTGTGTAAAGCCTGATAAATATGTTCGTAATTGATATGGTCAAAGTCATCACTCTTTAAGGCTTCGTAATAGGCTCTATCCTTATACTTAGCTTTAGGGTCATACTTCTCATATCTCGCAATCTTTTTCAGCCTATCTTCTCGTAACATTAAGCCATAGTGTTCAAGGATAACAGGAATGTATTGCCCGACTTCGTAGCACCATTTCGGGGCTAGACCACAGTGCAGGGGCGTGTGTTGAAACTCTAGTATATTATTCCACCGCCAGATTCTAATATTCCAAAAAGACCATTTACGATTCCAGCCATCACCCCACATATTCATTACATACACATACCAAGCATCGCCTTTTAGTTCTTGGATTTCTTTTTTACTCATTAAAAGAACTTCATCCGAGTCCAGACAAACCATTAAATCACGGGGTTTATGAGAGAGCCACTTCATTAGGCGTTCTTTGATTTCGTGCTGGTGAAGTCCCCATTCAGCAGAGTCAGCATAAGAGTCAAAGCCATATTCTTCAACCAGTGCGATTTCTGCCGCCCCAGCCCGGTTAAGGACAATAACCACTTCATCACAAAGTTTCTGTAAACAGTCAAAGGTGTCCCTTAGATAACGGTTGGCTTCACCTGCAGTAGTAATACAGTAGCCAGTAATCATTTTGTTTCAAAGTTGTCGCCACTAGCTGGAAAAGGTGAAGGAATACTAGCGGTGGCGGTTAAAAACCCACTAACCATTGTCTTATGCTTCTCATTTTTTTTAATAGTGTCCTTTAGGGTTTCAGCTTTTAAAAGAACTTCAGCTTTTTTCTTTTTGTCACTCTCTTTACTAGCAATGTATTCAAACAGGGCAATATGATACTTAGCTTTGCGAACTTCAATGTCTATTATTTTAATGTCCTCTTCTACTAAATCTTTATAGTCGTTCATTTTTTATTTTCTTTTTTAAGTTTCTAAACTTCTTTCCTTTTGGTAAAGTGCCACGTTTGACGGACTTCTTGATTTCCTCGTCTATGAAGTCATTGATTTGCTTTTCCACTTTCTTGTCCACAACATCTACTTCCTTGCTAAATAATTCAGCGTCAATCATTAGTTGGGCTTTATACTTTAATTCTTTACTTACTTCGGGGTCTGCTACAGCTTTCAATAAACCTTCAAGCATTTCCTTGGTAGGATTTTCCTTGATAACTAATTTAGCTGTCCATTCTGGGGGAATTGAGTTTTGAATCCTTGAAAGTTCTGCCTGTATTTCAGGGCTTAATCTTTTAATTTCCATTATACGTTTAAAATTTTATTGATACGCTGGTTATCTCCACCTGGGCAAAACACATTATTCTTTCTAGGTTGCTCTGGGGTTAATCTGGCTATTTCTAATTCGGCATTAAAGGCTTTATCAACCACTAACTTTTGTATGTTAGCCAAGCCTTCGTTTAATTGGTCTATCTCTCCTTGTAATTTAGCCATAATCTCCCTTACTCTAATTACTTTAGGGTCAGTATCTTCTAGGAGTTCTTCAAACTTGAATTTATCTAGGGTGTTTAGATAGCGAGTAATGTCAGATGATTTACTTCTTACTTGAGCCTCAATAGTTTGTTTTTCTGCCCCTGCAGTTTTAATTATATCTACATAGGTTTTACCCATAGAAGTGCCTACTAATTTAAAGCGTTTAGAATTAGCTTGAGTCGGGTGGAGTAGTGAATAGGCTTCAGTTTCACCAACAGCAATAGTTTGTCCGTTCTCTCGTTCTAAGAACCAAGTTTTTTCCACCTTAGTTGGTGGGGCGGTCATAACTTCTCCGTCTAAATTAGTTGAACCAAGTTGCATATTATTTTTCTAGTTTAGTTATTCTCTTATCTAAATCTCGCCAATTTAAAATAGAAATGAAGTAGACTACGAGAACAAATAAGGCAATTAGGATATTCATTAAGATATTATAACAAGTGTCAATTTAATGTCAAATACAAAAAAGCCCACAAGTCAATTTGTGAGCCTTTCTGTTTAGATACTTGACAGGGTTATGAAGTTATGTCGGTATCATTGCTGTTGATTAACACAGCGGCGGCATCTCTTAACTCACATACACCGTAGATTAAATCTACGACTGCAAGAGTTCCAAGATTTTGCAACTGGTAAGCAACTTGAGAACGAACCTTTCCACCACCACGAGTCTGCATTGCAAAGGCAAAAGCCTCAGGCATTGCTAACAAGTTTCGGTAGGTTGATAGACCTTTTACAACATTTGTAGATGTGTAAATAGGAATACCATACAACTGACCCCTTAGACCACGGCTCTTATCCATTGAACCGAAGTTACCGTCTCGGATGATTGGAAGTTGAGAAGTGTTAAAGGTGTAGTATTTAGCGATAGTAGCTATTTGTCTCCAGTAAACAACATTCTGTTACGATTGATATTGATGTGCTTTTACAACTCGGTCTCTTAGTTCCTGATAGAACTCTTTGTCTCCTTCTTTATGTTTAGCGTTTCGGGCTTCTTTCAGTCGGTGCTTGCAGTATTCAGAGCAAGCCTTGACCGCATCATAATTTCTATAAGGAAACTTAGTGTCTAGTAAAATCTCGCAGAGTTTGTCGTTGAGTTCAACATTGGTTGAAACCCAACAAAGGCAAGGGTTAGAGTTTTTATAATTACTTTTCGTTACTCGTTTCAAGTAAATAAATCCACCGTAGATTTCTTTTATTTTCTCCAAGAGTGCTTTATTATCATCTCTTTGGATTATTGAGAGCTGGCATCGGAAGCTGTCATATACACTTTTCTTTCCTTTGTAGTAAGAATTGTGGTTATAACGAACTATCTGAGCACAACCGTCAGCATAGAAGAAACCCCTAAACTCTGCATCTGTAAGTTGTTTTGTGTCTAACATACTATACAGTGTATCACATCAATTTTCAAAGTGCAAGTCATTTCTGCTTACATCTTATAGTTTTTAATTCCTATAAGGTCGGACTATCGCATCACCGTTTCCAGTGTCTTTTTGTTTAGTCTCTCAGCGTCATAGTAGATTGATACTACGTTCGCCCTTGTTGGCATTTCAGCGTTCAAGTCAATTAAAAAAGATTTTACATCCCCCTGTTTTGTTTGGGTTAAGGGATGGAAGAAAAAGGCTGCCTTATTCATCACATCGTAGTTCAAACTATCAAGTTTCTCAATAGCTTGGACGATTTCGTTATCTGTTAACACGGTAGCAGTATCTCCAACTACGTTAGTTGAAAGGTTTGACCACAAACCAAAGAGTGATACTTCCAAAGCGGCAATAAGGACTTCCTTAGCGACTTGAATGTATTTCTCGTTGATAGCGTATTTCTTGAACATTTGAACCATTTCCAAATCACCGATAATCCAAGCTACATACACGTGAGTGTTAATGGTCAAGGTCACATCTACGGATGTAGGTGACTGGTCTACAACACCATTACCTTGAGTTGACTGCGTTGAAGCAGTAAAGGTGTTGGTATAGATATTTGGCACGTGAATTATGTCACCGCCGTCTGAGGCGTAAGACGATAAATCGGTAAAGAAGTTTGAGGCACAAGCATTAGGGAAGTTAGGCATCAGAACTAAATCTGACCATACTTCACCAATGAAGGCGACCGAATCAGCAGCGGTAAAAGCTGCGGTTGGGGATGCAAAAGCCATTTTATTGGGTTATTAACCCATTAAGACTATTCTCCCATCTTTTCTCTTTTCGCCTTATCAAAAGCCTCTTGCTTTTCATCGGCTGTTAAGGGAGTTTTTTTAGTTGGAAGGGTAAATCCTGATGAGCGTGAGGCACGTGGGGTATTGTCGGCTACTTTCTTCTTATCTTCAATTGCTTTTAGAGCCGCTTTAATAGGGGCATCTTCTAGCAATTCTTTACTGGGTTTTGTATTTATTTTATAAACAAAATCAGTTTGTTCGGGAGAAAGCCCGTTCTCGTATCCAAACTGCCTTTTCGTTTCAGCAAGTTTGAGTTCTGCCACGGTAGACCGTATATCATCGTGCTTCTCTTCTAAAGGCTTCTTTGTCTGATAGGCTTTGAGAGCTTCTTCAGCTTTCTTAGCTCTAGCAAACACTTGTGAATACTGGCTTTTAGGCACAGTTTCCACTTGAGGTTCGGCTGTTTCCTCATCCAGATTTATTTCAAGCTCTGGTGCTGTAGTTTCCTCTACTGGGGTCTCATTTATGGTTGAGTCCTGACCTGTAATGGTTTCATCCATTGTTTTGAGAGGTTTATGCAGAGCCTCCGTGCTGTTATGCGAGAATATGCTTACTCGCGAGCTGATATATTAAAATAATAACACGAGTGTTTAATTCGTGCAGAAATATGAGAATTTATGTGTAATACGGAAACTTTCTGTCCTACACATCTTTTCCGATTACATTACTTATCACTATAAATCCAGTCTAAAATCCACCAAACAAGCAAGACTGGTGAACATATTATCTTTATTACAAACCTTATTGCTTTTTTTATCTTACTCCTCATCTTTATTTCCCCTATTAGACATTGCGTTTAGCTTTTTAATTAAAAGAGTTTCTATCACTTCAATAGATTGTAGGCGGGTTTCTTTAGAGTAATCACCTTGACGGACATCAGCTATTTCATCTTGCACTTGCTTTAAATAAGCTATCACATTTTTACGGGTAACATCATTCTCGGCTATGAAGCGAATAAGTTCTGTATTTATCATATAATAATATCTGCATTAAGCATTTCCATACTCATAACATAGGCACGCTCAAATTCTTTTTTATAACGACCTAGTGTTTTGTATTCAGCGTCTTTGAAACTATCAGCTAAGACATAGGCAGTTTTCACATCACTATCACTTTCAGGATATACTAATTCAAAAGTTACTTTATATGTAAGCATAATCTAAATTATATCACTTCTATGCTTTTAGTCCAGCCATATTCTCTGCCATATTCATTGAGCTAGGCACGCTAGTTGCCCCACCTTGAGTCTGTTGCATTGGATTAGCCATTTGACCCATTGGGGACTGAATACCTGCTTGTAGGGGCATTTTCTCGCCTGTCAGGGCTAGAATACGCTTCAACACACTCTCGGCATTAGGATTACCTGTCTGAACCATTGAAGTGTAGAGAGTTGTAAGTGTTTCCATTTTCTTGACGACATCAGTGGATTCTCCTGTTACTTCTATACCTACTTGGTATTTAAGGTTCTTCCAGTAGTTTTCTTCAAAGGAATAAAAGTCGGAAGTTTTTAAGGATAGGAGTAAATCTACCTGTTCGGTTAGAGTATCTAGTCCTTCAAAATCACCTTTCAAAACCTTTTCTACAAGTATCTGACCTTTCATATATTCTTTCTTAGCCATTCGGAGGGTATCAAAGCCGTCTTCACCGTCAAAAAAACCTACTTTACCAGCTTCTTTGTTATCTCGTTCAAAGATAGGGATTAAATCTTCCGTGACTAAACGAGTAAAGAATAAACCTAGTTTCTGTCGTTTTAATTTGTAGTAGGATTGAACGGTATTAGTCATCATTGCCCCAAGACGGAATGACGTGCCAGAAGGCAAAGCTTCACCTGTTGCACTTTCAAAAGTAAATGAACGTTGATTAGCGTTTTCTTCCACAGCCGTATCAATAGCCCCAGCGTCAGCGTTAGAGCGATTCACCGTATCAACACGGGTCAAAGCCCCATTGGCTTCAATCTTTAGAACATCACCGTCTTTTACTTCACGGACAAGGTTATTAGCCACTTCATCACTCATAGACTGGAATATATTTTTAGATGACCAAGCTAAGGCACGTTTCCTTAAATTAAAAATCATATTCCTTGCTACTTGGTTGCCAAAGTTCTTTTCTACTTCACCCTCACCAAGCCAGCGTCCTGCTAGTTTTTTGTAATGCACTTCTTGATAGGGGAGTTCTTTTACTTCTTCACAGAACAATAAAGCACCGTCAGGGTCTTTAGATTCAGCGTCAGGGGCTAGAATTGAAATTACTTTGATAGATTTCTTGTCGTCATCTTGTTGCACCGCTTCCTTTTTATATTCTTTATACCAATCAAGTGGAACATAACCATAGCGTTCATAGACAGTAGTTTTAGTGTCCCATTCGTCTTTTAAGTCAGTCAAATCCCAATCCTTATAGGCTTCCATATCACTTCGTAGCATATCTTTATGCTCTTCAATAACATAACGGGCTTCGTTTAGGCTTTCAGCGTCCTGTTGGTTGCGTAGGGTGCATAGGTCAACTCGTTGTAAGTCCCGTCCCGCTCGTTTAACAACAATAGTTCCATATTTAGGGAAGTCATCTACCATATCGTTTATCATTTCACCAAAATACTTCTCTTTAGCCCAGCGTCTGAATAACTTTCGTAAAAGTAAAGCCCCGTAAATAGAATCATCTGATTCAGGGATAAAAGTAAAGTCTTTGACATCAAGGTCAATGTTCTTGGAGGCAGTTTCAGCACGGAAAGATACTAGGTTTAGGAAGATTTTAGGTGTGCCGTCAGTGTCCTTTTCACCTCGTTCAAACTTTGAACCACAGTAATAATCAATGGTTTCAAGGGTATCAAACTGGGAGAACTCATAGGGTGAGCGTTTGCTTTGCTTTGAACCTTGACCAATTTTCACTTTGTTTTGAAAATAGTCATCAAGTTCCTCCTGCAAACGAGCAAATATATTAAAATCTTTATTAGACATTTATTTAAATGGTTGGCTGATATGAGATAAGAATAACATAGAGAGAAAAAGATTGCAGAATTATGCTTAAAATAGCCCTTGTGTCATTCCGTCTAGCCGTTTTTGGATTATGTCGCAATAGTCTTTACTGATTTCACACCCAATATAATTGCGTTTGAGATGTTTACAGGCTATAAGCGTTGAACCCCCCCCAGCGAAGCAATCTAAAATAATATCACCCTCCTTAGAATAATTGTCTAAACACCATTTCATAAGTTCGACAGGTTTTTGAGTGGGATGAAATTTAACCTCCTTATCTTTCATATTTTCCTGCAACATACCTTGCCATTTGAATTTAAACTTCCTAACGGCAGTTCTAAAAGAAGTCCAAGCTAATTCACAATCAGCAAAATTATTATCTCCGTTATCTTTATCCCATACTATCCAACAAGGGGAATTATCTAAATAAGATACAAAATAATTGCCGCCAAAAATTATTTGATTTTTACTCACCCTCTTAATTTCATCAAAAATATCTTTACTCGGTATTGCATTATCCCAGTCTATCGGTCTGAAAGTTGATTGCTTTGCTAGCACTCCGCCTCCCATAGTCCCGTTTTTATAAGCTCCTATCCCATAAGGTGGGTCAGTCAGCACTAAATCAATACACTTATCAGGTAAGGTCTTCATAAATTCTAGGCAGTCTGTGTTATATATTTTATTTAGTTCCATCTTATTTAAAATCAAGTTCATCGCTACCGCTAGTTTTAGGGGCTTTGTTCTGTAGCATTATAGCAATAGGGTCTAATCTTAAAGGCTCTTTAGTAGGTCTTTCAAGTTCAAACATCATACGCATTATCATCGTATCACAAACATCAGGTGAGCGTCCAAGCATTTCCTTTTGTTTATCTTTAGGCTCAATCTCCAGTTTTCCTTCCTTATCAGCGTCCTTGCGTTTAATCTGGGCGAGTTCTTCACTTAATAGTTCCTTAGTAGCGTCATCACAAGTGACTTTAATTTTATGTGCATTGACTAATTCAGCTAGTAAATAAGCACATTGAGTTTTAAGATTACGAAAGTTGTCAGGCTTACCAGTGTATCGGTTCATAAAAGGCGTTTTGTTTGCGGTAAAAGGACGGACACCTTTAACTGTATCAGTCACACCCCCACCAATTCCGTCATCGTCCACACCACAATGCGAGTAAGGGATTTTCTCATCTCTTAAAGCAATCTTTAGTTTTTCAGATACTTGGTCTACGCCTAGTTTAGTAAAACGTTCAGTTTTGTAGGAGTGTAAACCTTTCCAATAATTAAAGACAGTGGAGTCCGAACCATAGCGAGCCACATCTACTGTGAGATAACTTTCATTGGTTTCGGATATTGTATTTGTAAATAAATCTTGAATATTATCAAAAGACATCAAAGCGTTATCATCATCAGCATAATCCCAGTTACCATACATCAAACGCTCTTTCATAATGCGGTCGTGGATTTGAGATAACTGCTTACCATATTCTTCAGCAGTGTGTTTGTTATCAGAATACAGGGCTTGGATAAAGCGAACATTACTAGGTAGTGTTCCATTCTTCCAAGGTTTATAAAACTCGGTAAATGTCCAGTTCTTTTTAGGGTTTCCGCTTATAAGCATTGTGGGGCGTAGTCCAAACTCTTTATTCTTATGCCTACCAATACGAGATTTCAAAACATCATAAGCGAGATATGCAGTTTCTCCAGCTTCTTCTATTGCCCCGTCTGTATATTCTAAAGACCCAAAGCGTTCAAACAATTGGTCTGATGGGATTAGTTTAATATCTAGTAAGTCTATACGACTTCCATTAGTAAATTCTATGTAATTATATTGTCCGTTTAGTTTCCAGTCAGTCTGGGGGATTTTATGAAATTGGCACACTTTAGTCCAAGTCACATAAGTGGACTGCATTAAGCGTTTAAGTTCTTCACGGGCAATGAAAGAGCGGTAGCCAGGGTAAAAGTAAGCATTACACAAACGAGATTCACAGATAAGCCAAGACTTTCCACCGCCAGCACTTCCACCAAAAAAGATAGTATCTACTTCGGGATTTTTTAAAGCCTCGTAGGCTTCGTGTTGTTTAGGCGTTGGTGCTATTAGTGGTTTCATTTTTATTAGGGACTAGATAATCAAAACCAGATATAACAACCGATGACCTTTCAGTAGAACCACCATTAAGCAATTGAATGTTCTTAGTCAGCTTATCCAAAGCGTCTATCATTGTTTGATACTTCTCTTCGGTTAAATCTTTATTGGCTAAAGCAAGTAATAATCTGTCCCGCTCCTTCTCCATTTTCTCAACTACTGGGTTGATTACATCTTGAAATGATTGTGTCTCTGTAACATTCTTAGGATTAAGAGCTGTCTTCTCTGCATAGCCATTATTCCTTAAAATATCACCTAAAATTACCTTCTTACCACTTCCAAGAGTTTCCAATACTTCTTTTGCGACATTTTTTGCATCTTCACTAGCCATTTTACTTCTTATTTAGTGCAACTGATTTATCGTGTTCTTTAAATATAGCTTGATATAAATCATATTCTCCAGCTAGAGAACCACAGATATTGAGGTCATCTAACATTCTAACAACACCAGCTAATAGTTCTTTTTCACTAACCTTATGAAAGTCTCTTGGTAATTTTGTTTTCATTTTAGTTTTTTTAGTTCATTTTCTAGTTCTTCTTCCTTTAATCTCTGTAGTCTGTCTTTATATGTTTTACAGCTAAGAGATATAGGATAGGGTCGGCGGTTTTTCTTGGCTTTGTGGATTCTATGTGGGCGACCTGATTTACACTTTAGGCTCTTTATTAGTGTCATCGGTTTTCTCTTCCACCTTAGCTTCTTCTTTTAAGTTAGCGAGAATATTTGCTACTTGCGTTAAGCCTGCACCCACACTAGCTGGCACGACTTGAGCTTGTAAAAAGCGAACTATCTCATCCCTTGTTTTTGATTCTAGTTTTAACATTTGTTTTAATTTTAACATTATTCTTTTTATAAAGCAATATCATTCTCTTACTATAATCTTCTTTCTTACACTTGTCTGAACAAAAGATTATAGCCGACCTTTTGTGGCAATTTATACATATCATCTCCATTGTAATGCTAGTAAAATAAGCACCATCATTACCGCTAACACATACATTGCACCGAGAATGATTTTAACGAATTGTTCCAAGTTTTTATTTATTAAACTTTCTTTTAGTTTCCCAAAATTCTTGATTGGGGCACGGTTCTCTTATACTATCTTGTCCTTCAAAACCGCAGTCTTTACAAATCCAATAGGAAATATTTATTGCAGGATAACTCGTTAAGGTTATTCCAGTGCTACTATATGCTTTATTTTTATGTTCACAGTTCATCTCATTATTTATTATCTAGTAAACGGTGTAGCCAGTAGGGTTAAGGGGGTTATATTTTTGCTCTAAGTCCACAATTACAGCAAACACGATGTTTTATTTCACCGACCATTTCTTCTTTACACCAGCAATGTCCGCCACATAAATCTTTGGCATAATGGTAGTGAGTTTCTGAAGCAGGAATATTATTAAACGGATAAGGATTTGCTGTTCCACCTGCACCATAACAAGTATGTTGCCAATTATAATAGTATTTACCACATATATTACAATAATTTTGCATATTATTTATCTCCTCATTAACCTATCAAACTCCTCACAGAATTGCCTGACTTGGGGTTCTGTGCCGACTAAACCTGCCTTACCGTGCCTGGTAATGCGATGAAGGGCGTATTTCATACTCTGATACACCATTGCCACCTCTTCGTCTTCTAATATTAACTGCACTATCTTTTTTTCTGTTAGTTTCATAATTCTTGTATTTTTTTATTTAACCTTTTAATCTCTTTTAACCACTCTGTCTCTTCTTTAAGTCCGACCATTTCTTTTAAGAAGTCTGGAATGTCATTGTCTTTGAGACAAGTTTTAAGGTGTCCGTCTATTTGATTACATTTGGAACATTTATTCATTTTTTTAATTTATTTTCCAACATCGTTGGCAGTTATAAGTCGTAGGGGTATTCTCAAACTTCCGACCACAAGTTTGGCATCTCTTGCCCTTAACCCACGCCTTATTCTCCGCCTTTTGCCCCGCAATAAAGCACAAGCAAGATTGAAAACCATCATTCATTACACAGTGATGTCTTTTAAGTTCGGGAGATTTTATTGGTTTTTTCATTTTTTTGTTTTTTAATCCTTCAAACAACGAACCGAGAAACCGTAAGCCTTACCGCCCGTGCCCCGGCCCACCGAGACGTAGCCCGAACCCAAGTCCCGTGTCCAAGCCGAACCGCCACTCTCAAGCGAAGACCATAAGTACGTGATCGCCCCAAGACCGTCGAAAGAACCATTGGTATCGCGGTGGCCAGGGAAGACAACATTTAGTATATCGTCTTTAGTCTTTAGTAATCTAGTAAAATCATCATCACTAGGAATGGTTTTACCAGCTTTCTTGGTTTCTCGCATTGCTGAGTCCCAAGTAAATAATTGTTCTCCTTTACAATATCCCTCTAAAAGTTCCCAAATGTCTTTAGTGTCATTTTCTAGATATATTTTATCATTTACCGTGATTTTCCTCCAACCATTGCTATTTACTTTGAAGTTATGGTCTTCAAAACTTTTACCTATTGTGTTAGGAATATCATAGCTATCTAATAAGTCACTTATTTTCTCTAATATTTGTTGTTTTTTCATTTTAGTAATTTAATTATATCATCTTTGGCTTGTTTATATCCTTCACCGATTAACTTTTGTCGGGCAACTTCAGCTTTAGTTGGTGCTCCTTGATAACAAAATTGACTTAATGCGTCTCTTCTTACTCCTTTTATCTTTTCTAATAAGGTATCTTTATAAACCTGTAATTCTTTTTCTTTAATTTCAAAGATACCGTCTATGAGTTTTTGTTCTTTAAGACAATCATCACATACCCCATTATGGGTTGCTAGTGTTGTGCTTGGTAAATGATTACATTTTTTCATTTTATATTATCTTTAATAAGTTTAATAATTTTAGTGTTGGTATTCAAACATTTTTTAATATCTGTTTGCTCAATAAAATTACATAGATTTTCTACTTTTTGTTTAAAGAAGAAATCCGAGAATCCCATTTTTCCACCATAATTCTTCCAGCTACTCACATCCATATAAGCTGGGTTCTTTTGCCCTGCCTCATAAGCAATCTTCGTTTGAGCTTTGACTAAATCTCTAATATCCGTTGGTGTGCCTTCATTGACCACATCAGCGATGTCAGCGAGGTTTTGGGCGATTAAAATATCAAGGTCGGGATAACTAGGGTCTGTGGGGCTTTCTTCTCTTGGCACACCCCAATAGTGTTCGTGTCCATTAGCACAACGCACGCCAGTATCTTCTACTGTGCCTTTTTGTAATCCGCAATGTCTACATTCGTTATGGTTTTGATGGTTTAACATATTTCTTCTTTTAACATTTTAATAATAGTATCTAGGGCGGAGTTCACAGCTTTTTCTTCATCTGTAAGTTCTGTATTATATCCGTTATTTGCTGTCGGATATGATTTTATAGCCTTCTCCCCCTCCACTCTTTGGATGAGATTTTGGATGAACGAGGTGTGAGAGTGACGAAGGAAGGATTTGATTTCTTTAAATGGAACTCCATCTCCCTCTCTTTCAATTTTTAGATTACCTTTGATATATTCCAAATCAAACTCTTTCTCAATTTTTTCTATATGTTTCATTTTTGGGTGGTGGTTTTAATTAGTTTATATTTAATTGGTTTTAGTTTATCACAGAAGAAATCATCCCAGTATTTTGCTTCACTTGTATAACCCCGTTTTGCCATTTGCCTACAAATATCACAAATAAGGGTATGGTTATTTACTTCTTTCTCCCCCCTTATTTTCTTAGTTGTTTTTGGCATTTCAATTTTTAATGTCTTTAGAGGTGGATATTATCCAGTTCTTTTAGTGTTCCCTTAAACTGTGGTATTTCTTCTATTTCATCATCAACTAAATTTTCTATAAGTTCTACCAATCCCTTAAAATAGTCAAGTGCATCTGCTTCACTTATAAAAGCTATGCCTTGTTTCTTATGATACTCGCTTAATTTTTTAATTATTTCTTCTTTCATCTTTTTTTTAATTTGCCCGAGGGCTTAGTTAGTAATCTTCTTTTCTGGTTTCAAATGTTTCAAATAAAACTTCTAAGATGGCTTTGCCGATTTTGATTTCTCTATTGTTTTGTCTTTCAAATGTTTTTACTCCAGCTTCAAAACCTTCACGCCACGCTTTTTGTATTTCTTCATCTTTCTTCTCCATCTTATTTATTTATTTTATCTGACGCCCTTTCGGGAGGTTAAAACTTCCACATATTCCAAAACTTAAATGTAAAAGTCTTTTCAAACGCCCGACTTTTATCTTCCATACTTTTTAATAATTCTTGTTCTTTATATTCATCAACAGCATCTTTTCTTTCTTGTTTCAGCCAGTTTTGCCACCTATTAGTCCAAGTTTCAGGAGTAAAAGGCGGGTATTGGCTTTCATCTAATTCCAACAGAAGCCAGTTGCCAAAGAATTTTCCTAATCTAATCTTTTTCTTCTCCATTTTATTTTTTTATTATCTTGCTAGACTTGTGAGAGTGGCATTCGGCTAGGTGGAAGGAACATTCTGCAGAAACGCCTTCCGATACAGTGTTGATAACGATTTTATTGGGTTTCGTTCGTTATTGGAACTCGTAGTGTCCCAAGAGTCCTGTATTTTTACGCTAGCCGATTACCACCCTCTTTGATTTATTAAATAACCTTAGCTCGTTTCTTTGCTTCTTGGCTCTTTTTATTGAGCAGTTGATAGTATTTACTAGTCCGCTTTTTTTTATTCTTCTCTACACTTCTTTTGCCTAGTTCTGACATATAGGCTCGGATTATATCTTTATCCAACACGGGCAAACCCAGTGTAAGCGGTTCTTTCTTGAAGTTTCCTTTATAGGTTTTTGGTGTATTCACTAGGTTTGTCATTGGTGGATTTTAATTACATTGCCATTGTGTCTTCTAAATCTCTACTATCTGGTTCACTTTCTTCGTCATCTTCTTGAACTTCTACATCATCACCGCTATGAATAGCGTCTACGGAGATATAGTTTTTAATACCTTTCTTTTTCATTTCAAGGCGGATTTCCTGCCCCTCTTCAATTTCCGCTAATCTTTGGACGAGATATGAGGGTTTGCCGTCTTGACCTCTTAATTTTGTCTTATACATTTTCTTTTCGCCATTTTCTTCTACAATATATTCCACAAATTCAATTTCTTTACCTTTAATGTCTAAACCTTTGACGATTTTATCTTCTAAAATTTTAACAATGTGCGAGCCATTACTTTTTACCCCTTTATCAGTTTTTGTGCCAAGGCGAAGTTTGGGAACAATACCAGCATTCAATACTAAGATTTTACTATTTTTCATATTATTCTTTATTTAACTTACTAATAATTCTATATAAGGATAGTGCCGACCTAAACGCTTCCTTATTTTCTTCTATTAAACGGCTAACGACAGGATAGGGTTCTTTAGCTCCGAAAGGGACAATGATGTGTTGAGTAATGGGCTTGTCTAGCTTAAATAATTGCTTGCCTTCAAAATCAAATCCGCCATTTTCTGTGATTTGTAAATCATATCCGCCCGCTTGAAAGAAATGTGAAGCATAGGCGTCTTTGGCTGATTTGAAATCTATAATTGCTATTTCTCCGTTATTAAGTTCCGCCACAGCGTCTGTGATACCTCCAGTCCATAAAGTTTCCGAGTAGCAGTGAGTTTCCGAGCCAAGAAATCTTTTAACATTTTCTTTAGTCCATTTTACAAATGGCAAGATTTTATCATCTTCAATTATCTCTTTACCTTCCATATGTCCTTTTACATATTTTTCAAGGATAGCGTGTAAATCAGTTCCAGCGTCCGCACTTTTGTCTAGCTTTTCAGCGTGAGCTTTATAAGCACTATCTAATAATGAGATATAATCTTCAACCGACATTCCCTTTATCATCTCAAAGACAGGTGAAGTGAAATCTACTCGTCTTTTTAAGTCTTCTTGTTTTTGCTCTTCGGTTTTTAGAAGTTTCCAGTCCTTAGCTTTTGTCCAGCCAAGTTTTGAAACGGCTAAGCCCGATGCCCACCACGTTAATGGTTTGCTTAATACTTCCATTACCGATGAAGTTCCTGTCAGGGATTTGTCATCAATTTGGTGAAGGTGTAGTTCGTCATTAAAGTGGTATTTCATGTTGTTATTATATATTATTTTGATTAAACTTGCGAGCCGTTAGCTATGGATAAGTTGTGTGTTAAATGAGCTTTAATTGGTCTTTATTTATTGGTTTCTGATTATAATTGTGCTGTATACTTTGATGTAAGGCTCGGTCTTTAGCGGGGACTCTAGTTTTATTCCTTTTTACGTTCTTACGCTCACTCATTTTTGTAGGGTTGATTGATAAAGCGGAAGTGGTTTTTCATTTTCAATTAAATAATTCATAAAAACCGTGCCACAGATTAATAACATTGCGACGCTTCCGACTACTGTGCCGATAATAAGTCCACAGACCGACCCCCCGATGAAACTTTTTACGCGATTTTTATGATTATTCATAATTAGTATTTTTTTGGTCTACCCCAAGTATTTGTCTTACGATGACAAAATATACAAAGTGTTTGACCGTTTTTAAGAGAAAATCTTAATTTAGGATATTTATAAAAAGGTTTTATATGGTCGGCTTGTAAATTACCCCCTTTATTGTCACCACATAAAACACAAGTAAAATTATCTCTTTTATATACAGATTCTCGCCATAATTTATACTTAATTGATTTTCTAGCTAATAAATTAATTGGATGTATCCCCCCTTTCCAAAAATGACTTTTTTCTCCCTTATGTCCATCACTCATCTTTCTTCTAGTTTCAACTGAAAAATGAGACCCTTTCCTACTCATACTAATCTTTCTTTTGGTTTCTTCTGAATGTGGTTTATTGTGTCCAATCCAACTAAGTTTTTTACCCCTTCTTTCAGATATACGCCCCTTTTTAAATTCAGTTTTTAAGCTGTAATGAATTCCTATAATGAAACGACCTTTATTATCACGTTTACTTTTCATATTTTTAATTGTTAGAAATTCTTGTAGAGATTATATTATAAGACAAACTATAAGTGCCAAAGGTGATGTGTCCGCTCATAAACCCCTCCATTATATTTTTACAGATTTCGTCCCGTTCCGCTTCTGTTAAGTTTCATTGCGTGCCTTCAATTAAGTGAGTTTTAAATGGGACGACATATTCTTTTGATTTTGGAACGTGCATATTATCTGTCTTCTTCATTATCTTGATAAGAGTCTCCGTCTTCTTGTTGTGGGTGAGTTCGGTAATAAGTAGCTCGTTCAGAGTCGGATAATTCACCAATCATTTTAGCCTTTACTTCACCATCATTTTCACTATCTACTTCTGCTATTTTATCTAGCCCGTGCTGATATTCTTTTTCTGCCCATTCAGCTTTCTTTTGATTATCTTCTAACATTTGGTCTTTTATTTTTGTCATATAATTAAAAGTTATCTAATTCGGCTAATAATTTCCTAAGTTCGGCTACTTTCTCAACAATATTTTTGGCGATGTCAGCTCTCTCTTCACCTCTACCGCTTTCCTTGCCATTCCACTGACCTTGAACTTCTTCGGCATACTCACTGATATGCTTTAAGTCTAAGTCCATAAAGTCTTCTACTCGCAAGGCACTGTTTATATCTTCGTGTTTAGAACATATAATATCAGTATTCGGATAACAACCGCACCCTTTTTTATCATTCATATTGTTTTTAATTTATTATTTATAATCTTTGCTAATAAGTCACGACTATCAGGGTTTGATAAATCACCTGTATAAACTACATCTTTTAAATCACAGCACTTTGGACTATAGGTTAAGTCCGCACGACTTTCTTTTTTAAGAAAAGGGTTAACTTTAGCATTTTCTCTTTCTTCTAATGTATCTTTATATTCCATATTGTTTTTAATTATCTGCTTTCGCAGAAAGTTATTTAATAAAGGGCTGTTGGTCTGGCGATTTCAGGATAACCAAAGCTTTCACTGTGATGTCCTTCGCCTTTCATCTGGCTTAGTGATAGTATAGCGAACGGCTCGCCATTATGCAAGGGTAAGGCTGTGGATAACTCCATTTCGTGTTTTTAATTGTCAAATGATGCTTATATTATATGGGTCTTTCGGAATTACATTTTGAATGAGCTAAACGCATATTTGTAATATCATAGACTAATTCTGGGTATTTTGACTTAGGCTTAACGTGGTCCACACTTATTTCACCACCATCATTAAAATATTTTCCACATAGCCAGCAGTGATTAGATTCTCTTAATAGTTTTCTTTTGAAGCCTGATAAATGTAAAATTCCGTGTCCGTAAAGTTTAATTTGATGTCGTTTATTTCTTCGCCTTTTCTTTTGAATATATTTACGATAACAAGCGAGGTTTAATGGTTTGCCGATTTTTTTCATATACCATTGTTTATAATACCAGCGACCGATATGGCTTTCACCTCGCCAGTATTTATGTAATAGATTTTTAATTGGTTTCCAGTAGGTCATACATAAAAGAATGAGTTAAGTCTGGTCTTGATTTGTCTTCCTTAAAGTTAGGCAAGATTTCTTCAAAATAGTCTTTACCAATTCTCACCCACAGATTGCCATCTAAACTAGCTTGTCTGTGTCTTCGGTAATAAGAAAGTTTGATTATCTTCTTATCCTTGAAATACTCTCTATCCGCCTGAAGTCTACGCCACGCCATTGTATATATCTGTTTTGTCCAAAAACAAGGTTCGTCTTTCTTGTAGAATTTGGCAAAATCGCTATCCGTCATATAGCCTTTCTCATCTAAGAGATTAAATACTTTTTGTTTTAGGTTCATTTTAGTTATTGTTAGATTTTAAACTTGAAAATTAGTGGCAATAGTTTCCGCCATTTCTTCATAACCTTCTAAAGATTTCTTTTGAGCGAATTCTGTTCGTTCCTGTAATTTACAAAGTTTATTCCATTTATCATTTAGCACTTTGTATAATGGTTGGTCGCAAGTTGGGTAAGTGCAGTCTTTGTGTATGTGGCATTTTAGATATTTGAAACCTGTGACTTGGATAGCATTATCTTTCACTGCACCCTTATCTTGTAAATACTTCCAAAAATCTATATAAGTATAAGCACCTTTTTTATCAGTTTTATTTACTCGGTATGCTTCCATTTCCTTTTCAAACACTCGTAACTCTTGATTAGAATAATCTGGGAAAACCTTTGCGACTTCTACCACATCATCGTAATCACTTTCGTCTTTAAATTTTGACATTATTTTATTTATTATCTAGTAAGTATTTTGTGTATAGTTTCAATAGTATAAAGGTCTTTATATTCTTGCCGAGCTTGTTCTGTTGCCTTAACTATTTCTCGGTCGGAAAACTTCGCAACCTCTACCGAAGCTCGTAAATGTCTTTTAAGAGCGGAGTTAGCTTGTTCGCGGGTATCAAACCTTAAACCTTTAACTTCAAAGTAGTGTCCGATTACATTTATGTGTCTTCTCTTGTCTTCTTCTAGTTCTTTTAAGTAATCTTTGAAAAAGAAGGGAGCGACAGTTTCTGTCGCATTATCTTCTTTTCTTTTATTATTATGTATATTCTTATTCTGTTCACTTGTGGGTGATACGTGGGTATCATCTGTGGGTGATACTGTATCATTGCTGGGTGATACCTTATTTGATGTATCACTAATAAATGATACCTTTGAAAAGACCACTAATGGGATAATTTCTTTTCTAACTCTCTTTGATATGTCTTTAAAAGTTCTCTTAATATAACCAAGTTCTTCAAGTTTTGTTAGTGAATTTTGAACTGTCCCCGTTGTTGATTTTATCAGTTCTGATAATGTTTTATTACTAGCCATACACTTTTCATTTTTTAACTTTGTAAGCCAATAAATAATTCCGTATAATCTCTCATCAACCAAAGATATTTTATTATCTTCAAGGAGTTGATATGGAATTATTATGAAGTCTGGTAGTTTTAACATTTGATTTATAGATAACCTTTTTTAATAAGTATATTTCTCGTTCTCCATTGCGTTGCCCTGCTTCCTAAATCTTTGGCTATAAACTTTGGTATTTTATCATTGTCTGGCAAACCCTCTTCTTTACAAGCCTCGTATAAAAGATAGAACCATTCTCTTGGAGTAACTGATGGTTTCATTTGTCCACCAAAAGGAATTCTTTTGTCTAACCATAAATTGCCATCTTTATCAAAATTACTTTTACCAGAGAGTGGATTTTTTTTGTTTTTAATTTGTTTCATAATGATATTGTATCAAATTGAAACATTAGTGCAAGTCCAAAAAATGGAAGGGCTGTGGATAAGTCCATAACTTGCGATTATGTAGAATTGTAGTATAATTAAGGGAGTATGGAGAACGAAAATACCTATTTTATAAAAATTCAAGGCAAGGCAAATATTCCCGAAAGACTGGAAGTAGATAAAAACTATCACATTGCTTGCGACTGTTCTATTACTCAAGAGTCTAAAGATTCAAATGAAAACGGCACTTATGATATTACTTTCAAAGCTCAACCAATGACGGTGGAGATTTTAAAGAATAATGGAAGTATCATTAAAGCAAAAGACCCACGTAAAAACTCCCAGAAAATGCGGAATTATTTGTGGAAGATTTATACGGAAGAAGGCTACTCGGAAGACTTTAATTTGGTCTATGATACTTTCGCTAACGAAGTAATAGGTATGACACCTAATATTTTAAGAAATGTAATTAAAAGGCTTGGAGGAAATGAAAAAATCACCCCTATCACTAACTACCCCGAAGACATCGGGACACCAACATTTTAATGAAAAAGAAAATAAATTGCTGGATAGAAATAAATCAAAAACAAAAGGATTGGTATCCAACTGTTAGTTTGCAAAAACCCCTTAAAAGAGAAATTAAAAATAGTCGTGAGTTTGGCTACAAGACTTTTAAGGCAGAGATTATTATAAAAGAAGAAGTAAAATGAAAAAAACAAGTAATTTAGGAAAACTTCAGAGAGAAGCCGACCGTTTAATGCAAGAATTGGGGCGAAAAAAGTTTCCTAAGTCTTTAATATCAGGATTACCAACACAAGTTTTACATCATTTTGTGCCTAAAAGTGTATCATCAATGCTTCGTTATGACTGGGATAACTTAATTCCGCTCACAAACGCTGAACATTGTCGCCTACATCAATCCCCCAACCCTACAACAAACGCTAGAATACTTGAAATAAAAGGTATGGACTGGTTCAAAGAACTCAAAAGACGCTCGGTTATGTATCATAAGGTAAATGTGGCTATGTATCAAGCAGTAAAAGCAAGGTTAGAAGCTGAATACGAGGATTTACTACGATAGGCTAGTTTCGTGCGTCCTGACGCAATTTTGGGCGTTCTACAGGCATTAGAATAGCCAGAGAACACTGACTCCCTGGCTATCTACAGTGATGAATTATATATCCGTAAATCCGAGGTAAACGGGTGTTATCTCTAACACACTTTAAACTATATCATAATTAAAACAAAAGCACAATAGTCTAGCATAAAATAGCAACAGAAAAGCCCCGAAGGGCTTGACTGCTATAGTTTGAAATTACTAATGGACTAACGATTAAGTATCTCCCAGTAATCTCGCTAATAAACTATTTCTTAACAAATTTTTCTCTGTATTTTTTTATAACTACTTTTCCTTTAGCGTAGAAAAAAAACACTGGGGAATAAACGAGTTAAGCCTTTTTTACTCCTACTAATGTTATGCCACCTTTCTTAAACCTTTTATACATTAAATACCCACCACCAATAACTGTAATGATTGCTTGAAGCCAAACTGTTAATTCTTCGGTTCCAATTTGAATACCTAATCTAGGAAGAATGGCGACTAAAATTAAGACTAAGGCTGAAATATATTCTTTACTCATATAATTCTTTTAATTTATTTTTTGTAAAACTCCCAAAGTTTCCTAAGGTTGGAAATATATTGTATCTTTTTTGAAACTTGATACAAGCCGACCTTGTGATATTTCCCCACGATTCTACTTCTTTAATGTTTGCGGGAAAAAGTCCTTCCCACTTAAAACACTTTTGGGCTGAAATTATTGAACCATCAAATTTTGGTCTTTCGGGGACAATATCGTTATTTTGAATTTGAAAATTCATTAAGTATCCTGCTTGAAAACATCGCTCATAAAAGTATTCTTCGGAAATTAGGCGGAGTCCATTCATCGCATACTGTAGTCCCCAACTGTCTTGAATTACTAGATATTTTTTATCTTTAACTAAAGTAAAATCAGTGACAGTTACGGAGTGTCCACTGGTAGGTGTTTTGCCAGAAACAAAAGGTATATCAATCCATTCACTAGGATGAAACTTAAACCAGACCATTATACCTTTACCTGTTGATTGAATAGTTGAAGCAATGGTCTCAAAATCTATGGGTAAAGAAATTCGTTTAATATTCCAATTACGAGCCATATCATCAAACCATTTTTCTTTAGGGACAAGCATTATTTGGTCATCAGTCATCTCTTGGGACGGCATATCTTTTTCAAAAAGATTACCAACTTTAGGAAAAACTTCATAAATATCCTCTGATGTGCATCCGCTATTTTCAGGATATTTTCTTTGTTGATAAGGAAAGGAAGACGAGAAATCAATAAATTTACCATATTTTTCATTAAAAATTATTCCCAATTCAGTGGCGTAAGTTTGGCAAACACAAGTTCCACTACCATCTTGGTCTCTAATTGGAAAAGAACGCCAATTATTATCTTGTTTTTTTTCAATCCAAGTAACAGGGTTAGGAGTCGTCACAAACTCATTAAAAGAATAGTTATGAGATTTTTGTTCAGGTGTTTGAGTATCTATTGCTCCTAAATAAGTTTCTTCGTTCATATTATATACTTATCTAATAAATTTTGGATAAACCAAATAATAAAACCAATTACCGATACTCCGATTACTCCTCCAGTCCATCTTAAAACTCCCTCTGTCCATTTATCTGCTTTTGTTTCAATAAATTCTTTATGATATTCATCTTGTTTTCTTCGGTATTCCGTTTCTTCTCTAATGTGAGTTTCAATGATGTTAATAATATTATCAAGTTTTACCTCTACTCTTCCTTGCCCGACTTTTAATGTTGTTATATCTTCTCCCATTTTTGCTAATTTAATTAAAGTTTCTGGTGAGGACTTTTGATGTTCTTGTCCTGCCGAGAAACCATTCTGATAAATAATTGATTCTTCGTCAATTCTATCTCTAGGCTTGCTGTTTTTTCCTCTATATACTTCCATTATCTTTCAATTAAAGCTTCATAATTCCAAGTTCCAGTTGGACTTTGATAAATTTGTTGGTCAGCACCACATTTACAAATTGTGCGGATTTTAAGAGTAGCGACCGAAATTGGATTATCCAATTCCTCTTCAATTTTATAACGGTCTATTTCTATAAATTTGTGTTTGTGTTTCATTTTTTTTATCGTTTGGTTCTTTCCCAAAAGTAGTTCGTCTTAACAAAATCTGGCACTGGTTTATCCCAATTTTTAACTTTTTCTTTTAATTTTAACATAGTTTCTTTTTTTGTTTTAGTGTAGAACTCTTTAATATCTCCTGTTTCTAAATAATCTTGTAACTTTCCACACGAACATTCCTCATAATTATGGTTACTCATTAAGATTGTTTTTTGATAATAAATTGTCCAATTATGTTTATGCTTCATAGCTTTTGATTTTAATAATCACACTAACCTCCCTATCTTATCAAATGCCCTTGCGGGTCTAGGGGTTTATAGTTAATGTGGCGGCATCCAAGTCTTGTCCAAATGGTCAACACTTGGCAATTTAAGTAATGAAGCTTTTAGTTCAACCGCTTATCCATTACCGAGTGCAGGTCAGTGATAAGCCCCCGCACTTGTGCAGTTCTTGAGAGATTTGCACTCTCGTTCTACCCTTACGGGTTTGTGTTATTGATTACTCAACTTCGCCTCTTAATTGGGCTATCCTACGAACACTAAAGAACTATAATTGGGGGAGTTACCGCTCCCCCGTCCTAGGTAGCAGGACTAAACGAGACACTTACCGACTTCCTTGCCATCTTTGGGGCGTTCCTTGCCACATTGGAGGCACACCCATTTGTCACCTCGCTGTGACCACTGGTGATACGGTGATTTCCATTCCTGTTTGTTTTTCATTTTGCTACCTTTCTTTGAAAGAACTGTTAGGATTTCAATCCCCCATCAAAGTCTGAACATTCAGGCTCTGGTCGGGAATTAAACTGTTACATTAAACATTTGTATTTAAACTTTTGCAATTTTCTATCGTATTTATATTTATCGTCTTAATATTCGCTTTAACATTTGTATTATAGGTTTTAAGATTAGCTGGTCCAGTTGCTCCACTAGAAGTATAAACAGAATAAATTGAACACAGAAAAACCCCCTGGTTTGTGCTTGTCGTTCCCCAAGGGTCTGTTAAATCTGTTTGTGTGTTTTTATAATGCCACTGGTCTCCCCCAGTAGTGTCATAATCTAAACGAGCATTAAACGCCGAAGCATCTACTTGCACACCTATCCAGTAAGTAGTCCCTGCTGTAATAGCGTAATTTATAGCTACCGAGTTCCAGCCAGCTCCAGCTATTACACCAGAAGCAACACTAAGAAGATTATTTGGTTTGTTGTTTATGCTGTCGTGGTCATACAGTCCGACTTGAAAATCTGGCGTTCCTGTAACTTGAGCTATCCAAATTCCTATCTCCGTAATGTCAGAAGACCCCGCAGGAGCAACAACTTTTAAAGCATTAGCTCTTGTTCCACAAACTAAAACTCCACCTCCATTTGGGTCAGCAGTCGGAGTTGTATCAACAAAACCACAGTTTGTGCCTAGAACTAATGACATTTTATTGTTTAATAAAAATTGTATTTGCTTTTATCTTATCAAAGGCAATATTCACTGCTGTTTCTAATTCCCCTATGTCTTCCTCTTTTTGGGTGTTTATTATTTCAACCAGATGTTGTTTTCTCTGAGATATAAGATGACTATTCACAAAGTTTTCTACATAAAGTTCTGGTGTGGTGCTTCGTGAAGTTGCTAATCGATTTAATGTTTCTACTAAGTTTTGGTTTATATTTATTAACATAAGTTTTTAATTTAATTATTAAGCTACTGTGGATTGCTGGTCAGGCGATGGATTGAAGAAAATAACATCAGCTGAAACTGCAAATCCGACAACTTTTATTATTGCATCTGCTCCTGTTGGGATTGTGTTTTGTATTGCTCCGAGTGTTTCTCCTGCATATAAAGTATCACCAATAGTCCAGGCCCAAGTATCATCTCTTACAAAACTCCCTGGTAAAGCCACAAGCATCGCTTCAGTATCGTTTTTAGCTTCCAAAGCTATACCAATCATTCCTTTACAGGTGGCAACGGCATTAGAATCTACTTCAAGCCATTTACCACCAGTTCCTAAATACACCAAATCAAAAGCAGAAGCAGTATATCCTGATAAAATGGCGTTAGTTGTCATTCCTGTCGCTGTATGGTCTGCTGCTGGAATATCTAAATCTATATAACCTGACATCGGAGTAGCCCCACCAATCGTTTTGTTAGTTAAAATCTGTGTTCCGTCTATGGTTGCTACTGAAGTCGCAGCAGTTCCATGTGTAGTTATTTTTAAGTCAGCTCCTGCTAAAGTAAGAACATCGCCCACTTGTGTTAAAGTAGCATCTCCATTGTCCCAGTTTATTACTCCGCCTTCAGCAAGGAATAAGTCAGACCATTGTTTAGTTACTGAACCCAAAGCAAAAGCATCTGAAGTTCCTAAAAGTAAAGCCGTATTTATGGCAGTAGTCCCTAAGTTATTTAAAGTAGTTGTAGCTCCTCCACCTGCGGCTGCAGCGTCTGCATAAGCAGTTGTAGCCAGTTTAGTTGAGTTATCTGCGGCTGCTTGAGTTGTAGCGGTTGTCCCATCAGGTAAAGCAGGTGTGCCTGACAAATTGGCGGCAGTCCCAGAAGTGTTTTGGTTAAGTGTTGGAAAGGTGCAATTAGTAAGAACACCTGCACTTGGAGTTCCTATGTCAGGAGTAGTAAGTGTCAGCCCTGCCAAAGTTAACGCAGCAGAAGCCCTATTTATCGCTACCTGAGTCGTTCCTATGTAGAATGTCTGTCCGACATCTGCCTTAGAGGCAGCCAAACCAGAATAAAGTGAATTAGCAGAATTATCACCTGTATTAGTTCCACTGGTATTTCCTATTACAATAAGTTGAGCGTCTGTTACATAGTTATCGTCAGCACCCATTGACGCTTGTTTTCCATTAAGTTGTGTTTGTATACCCGAAGTTACGCCTTTTACATAAGAAAGTTCTGTTAGGGAAGGATAGGTCGCAACTGCGAGTGAAGCAATAGTTGAAGCTGAATTAAAGTAAGCAATTTCATTTATAGTCCCCGAAAGGGCAGCGGCATAAGAACCTGCTGGCTGTGCTCCTATGTCTGACAAAACCTCTGCATAAGACCTGCCCTCTAAACCAGTGGCAGTGAATTTAGCGTAATCATTATCAGCGACATCAGCAGCATTTATTTGAACTTTATTAGTATCGGCTATTCCAAAAGTTAGAGCATCTTGTTTTCCGTTAAAAGTAGACCAATCAGCAGATGATAAAGCCCCACGATTAGTAGCTGAAGCGGTTGGGACTTGAAGAGTGATAACTGGTGTAGTTGTTCCGTCAGCTACTGTTGAAGAAAGGTCTGTGCCAGTTGTGCCGAGAGTTATGGCAGCAACAGAAGTAACAGTTCCTCCACCTGTGCCAGCCTGAGCATTAATTCTGTAAATACCACCCACTTTAGTAACTGTAGTATTAGTTCCATCTTTAATTTGTAAAACTTCTCCGCCTCCACCCATCATTAAAGGACGAGAAAGAGCAAAGTCCGCTTTCCTTTCTATCTCCTCTAAACCTTCCACTTTTTCACGCTTGATTAGTTCAGATTCATTGTCGTTTATTGCCAAAATTATACCCTCTCCAGTCAGGGGTGCAGGAATTGCCTTAATCAGTTCTTTCGTTCGTTGTAGGGCTTCCTGTGAAGCGTCAGAGACTATTTTATCGGTATCTATGGTCTGTGTTTCACGAATAACCTCCGTTTTCTCAATGATACGGTCAATTTTAGTTTCTTTGATTTTAGCTAGGGCGTTTTTAAGGGAGGAGATTTCGTTCTTAAAAAAATTAACAGCATAGTCCGCATCTTTTGAAATAGATTTGTGGTCTTGGATTATTCGGTCGGCGACAGCAATTATTTCAGAATAACGAGTGTTGTTCTCCACCTTTAAATCCTTGACGAATTTAGCGAGTTCAGCAAACATTTTAGCACCAGCTTCTACAGAAAAATACGGCTTGTTTGAAAGTTCTAAGAGGTCTTTTAGTTGTTTTATTTTATCTTGGTTCATTTGTGTTTTCAATTAGTCTTTCTTCCATTACTGCATACGGGGTTGAATAAATTAAGTTATTTAGTTGTTTTTTTCGTATTCTTCATAGAATCTTGCGATTTCATCATCTGTAA